ACACAATGCTGGCTGAGTCCTACGCGGAGCAGGTCGAGTCAAAACCAGAGCCTCACATTCTCTATGCTCGCCGCGAAGAATACAATCCCGGCGAGATGCTACCGGCTGAAATTCTCATGCTTACCGCTGGCGTCGATTGGCAAAAGAATAGATGCGAGCTGATCGTCATGGGCTGGGGCGACAACGCAGAAAGTTGGGGCGTTGCATACAAAACGATTCTGGGGAGTCCGATGGAGCTTTCGACATGGCAAAAGCTCGACAAGGAATTGTCTAAACGATACGCCCACCCAATAGCCGGATCGCTGGGAATAGTATGCACGATGGTTGACTCCGGGAAATGGCAGGATGCGGTATTGGCGCAGACTCACATGCGGACACGTCAGCGAATCTACGGATGCAAGGGCGCAAGGACCATCGACCGCGTATTGATGGATAACAAACCGACGCGCATCGGGGCCGCGAAGATACTGCAATACCACATCGGAACGCACGAAGCTAAAGAAACTATTTATTCCCGGCTCGATTTGAAACCGGACGAGGACGGCGAATCACATCCTCGCGGATTCATCCACTTCCCGAAAACAGCAGAGTTTGGACCGTCAGCCGGTGGAGAGGCTACCGGCTTTTTCGAAATGCTACTCGCAGAGGATTCGGTAATCCGGCGCAGCTCCAAAACAGGCGAGTTTGTTCGCTTTTTCGAATGCCAAAGAGGGCAAAGAAACGAGGCACTCGACTGCATGGTTTACGCGATGGCAGCGGAGCGGAGGATGTCGCCTAAATACGAGGAGATTGCGCGAAATATGCTCAAATAAGAGGTAATTGCGGCGAATTTGCCTATATCCGCATCGGTGTTACCGTTAGATCATGGCAATCGAGATATACTCTACTCCGCCGAAAAAGCTAATTGCGGGAGATGTTTACCAATGGACGGACGCTCCAGAAAGCATTGACGACATTACCGCATATTCTGTGATTTTCAGATCGGTGAATGATGGCGATATATCTTTCACAATTACAGGAACAGACGAGTCTAGCCATTTCAGTTTTGAAATACAAGGAGCGGATACCGCGTCGCTGGCAACAGACGAGTTTGCTATAACCAAAATCATTACCTATACCTGGGGCAGGGAGAGCGAAGAAAGCGGTTTTCTCACGTTGCTACCAAACCCAACGGCAGCACCATCAGAGTCATTCAACTCAAGAATGGTCGGACTGCTGGAATCTCACATCGAGGGCCGACTTCCAGAGGGACTCGAAAGCCACACAATCGGAGGCGTTCCAATTTCAAAGATTTCTCTAGTCGAAGCGCAGCAACTTCTAGCGGAATACAGAGGCAGATTGGCGCACGAGATTAAAGCGGAATTGCAGCGCAGGAATCCAGACGAGCCTACCGGCAACACAATCCATATACACTTCTAAAAAATGCCTTCAAAAATCAAAGCAGCATGGGACGCGCTACGCGGCAAGTCTGAAATTACAAAGCCGAAAAATAGATTTTTCGAAGGGGCATCTGTCAGCCGTTTCACTAGCGATTGGGTTACGCGGAATGCGTCTCTCGATTCGCTGATGGAAAACAGCCTAGTTCGACTCCGCTCCCGTTCAAAACAGCTATGCCAGAATGATGGGTATGCTGCAAACGCAGCGACTCAGGCCGTTCAAAATGTAATTGGCCACAGTGGATTCCGATTGAAGGTCCGGGCCAAAAACAAACGCGGGGGAATCGACAAGGCAGCTAGTAAAGCTGTAGAGGATGCCTGGAAGAAATTTTGTAAGCAGCAGAATTACACAGTGACCGGCGACGTTACGGAGCATGAGTTTGACTGTATTTTCATGCGCTCCGTGTTTGTCACGGGCGGAGGATTGGCAAGGATGGTAAAAGGTTACAATCGCAATCCATTCAGATTTGCCATGCAGGGAATCGCGATGGAGCGACTCGATCCAGAGCTATACGATAAAGACCAGCGCATTTTTATGTCTGTCGAAAAGGATGGATTTGGAGCGGTTACTAAATATCACGTTTTGGACAAGCATCCGGGCGACAGGTGGGATGGCCGAGTTATCAACGGGCCTCGGCAGACTCTCGATGCCAGCGAGGTGATCCACGCATTTATCAAGCATGAGTTTTCGCAGTCACAGGGATTGCCTTGGCTCAGTAACTGCCTGACTAGGCTTCGAATGCTTCACGGATACGAGGAAGCCGAACTGATTGCGGCTCGCGCTCATGCCAGCAAGCTGGGATTCTTTGTTTCTGATTTTGACTCTCCCGCTGGCGGATACCAGGGCGAGGGGAAAGATAGCATCGGAAATATTAAGATGGATGGTAGCCCGGGGAGCTTTGAAAACCTGCCTCCCGGAGTCAGACCAGAACTACTCGATCCGACCCATCCGAATCAAAACCTCCCCGGATTTCGCAAGGCGATGTTGCAGGGCGTTGCTGCTGGACTGACAATTTCATATCCGCAGCTTGGTTCTGATTTGGAAGGCGTGAACTACAGTTACATTCGCCAAGGCACACTGAGCGAGCGCGATATGTGGAAGTTGGTTCAAAAGTGGTATATCGACGAGGTGAAAACTCCAATCTTTGAGCAGTGGCTAGAGATGGCGATTATGTCCGGCGAATTGGCTTATGATATGTCCGATTTTGAGAGATTGGCACACCCTGAGTTTCAGGGCAGGCGATGGGAGTGGATCGACCCAGACAAGGATGCCCGGGCGGAGGATCGCAGACTCAAGAATAGACTTACTTCTCACCAGCGACTAGCCCGGAGCAAGGGCGAGGACATCGAGGAGATATTCGACGAAATTGAGGCTGATTCCGCATCTGCTGAGAGTAGGCAAATAGATATGTTTCTCGATATTCCCGACGTTCAGCCTGCATCTGCTGACAAGCAAGGGGTGGGGGGCAATGACGACGATACAACAGGGGCGAGCGAAAAGGATTTTCAAACCCTGAAGGCTAAGTTTGACGCCTATGGAGTAGGGGTAAGGGCGGGAGTTATTACTCCGCAACCACAAGACGAAGAAGACTTTAGAATGGTTTCCAATCTTCCTGAGATGAGCGGACAGGTGCGGGAGGGATGGGAGGAAGAAGGAGGGACTCGCAGACCAATTACGCTGGTTGCCAAAGGTCTGGAAGACGATTTCCTCGAAAACCCTAGCGACGAAGATGAGCAGGATGGCGCAGAATCGGAGTCGTCACCTTCGGAAGAACTAGGCTAATTTGCCTTATTGTTTTTATGTGTTTTCTTTTTGATGTGAACACGCAGCAGAAACAAACATGGTACAACCTTTCTCAAGAAGGTTCAGTGGCCGACATTTCCATTCACGACGAAATCGGTGGATTCGGAGTGTCAGGCAGTAGCTTCCTCGCAGAGATGCAGGCGATGGAAGGAGTAGACGAAATAAACCTTTCTATACATTCTCCCGGCGGCGATGTTTTGGAAGGTTGGGCCATCTACAACGCGATCAAGAACTTCGAGGGAATCGTATCAGCTAAAGTAGAAGGATTCGCTGGCAGCATGGCGAGCGTCATTCTTATGGCGGCAGATGAAATCGTGATGCCAGCCAACAGCTACTTGATGATTCATAATCCATATGTGGGACTGGTCGGCGATTCGCAAGCACTTGGAGACGCTGCCGCTACACTGGAAAAGATTCAAAACAGCATTGTTTCGGTATATGTCGAAAGAACAGGCCTGACACGCGACCAGGTGCAAGACTTGATGGATCGCGAAACATTTATGGATGGCAGCGAGGCCGTTGATCTAGGCTTTGCGGATCGCGTTGAGGAAAGTTTCAAAGCAGCAGCGTTCAAGGAATCATGGGCGAACAGCATTACAAAAGATTTACCAAAAGGGTTGGTTTTCGGGGAAATTTCCGAACAGCCCGAATCAAAACCAACAAACCAACAAGAACAACTACCTCACAACATGAGCGAAGAAGTAAAGCCGGAAGCACCGGCAGTAAACATCAAGGACATCCGCGACGAGGAGCGTCACCGCATCGGAGAAATCTCTGCTATCGGTCAGCGTTTCAGCGTCGACGAGAAGGAAATCAACTCCGCAATCGACAGTGGCAAAGCTACTGACGAATTTCGCGCAGAGGTGATGAATAATTTCGACCCAAGCAAATTTGCAGCAGGCGGCTCAAACGAGTCTGTCTACGTCGGCGAAAAAGAAGCGCAGAGCTACTCTGTTCTTAAAGCCGTGAACGAGCATATCAACGGCGGATTGACCGGCGTAGAGCGCGAAGTTCAGGACGAGCTTGCACAACGTTTCCGCGCAGCATCCGGCGACACTCCCAAGGGAATTTTGATTCCCGGCGAAGTTTCTCACGGCGTAAAGAATGCCGCTACAGTTGGAACGACCACTTCCGGCGGCCACAGTGTAGCAACGGAATTGCAGCCAGTCGTCGACTATTTCGAGGACTACAGCCTCCTCCCACAACTCGGAGCGACCATCTTCCGCGATGCTACCGGCAACCTCAGTTTCCCAACTGCCACTAGTGGTTACACTGGTTCATGGGACGCAGAAACCGACACGATTGCAAACGCAGACGCCGTTTTCTCAAATTTCACCATGACGCCAAAGCGAGTTGGTGCAGGGACTAGCGTTTCTCTCCAACTTCTCCAGCAGTCGTCTGTTGATTTTGAGGGCTGGATCCGCGCCAAGCTCGGACAGGGCATCTCGATTGCCATCGACCGTGGAGCATTCACCGGAGCAGGCGGCGATGCCCCTACCGGCATTCTCTCCGCATCTGGAACGAGTGCCTACACATGGCAGGTCGGCAACTCAGCCCACCAGAACGTCATCGACCAGTGGAAAGAACTTCGGGATTCCAAGGCTCCACTGACTTCGGCCAAGTGGCTTTCTGAGCCAGGCGTCACCGCTGACTGGATGGCAACTCCAAAAGAGTCCGGCCAGGCAAGCTACGTCATCGACGAGAATCCAAACGGAACTCAGCGCGCACTCGGTTACGAGTATTACGACCACACCGACATTACCGCCAACAAGGTTATCTTTGGAGAGTTTAGCTACCTCCTTGTTTGCCTTTGGGGCGGAATCGACCTCGTAGTTGATCCTTACAGCAGCAAGAACTCGGGAACGGTTGAGCTGTTCGCGAACGCATTTGCTGACGCAGCACTTGAGCAGCCTTCCGCCTTCGTTATCGGAGACAACGGAACGACTCACGCATAATTGACTAGATAGCCCGGGGGCAATTCCTCCGGGCTATCACACAACCAGCAGATGAGATGAAAATTTACTTTTCAAAACCTAACGTGAACTACAAGGGCGAGCCTCAACCACAGGGAACCGTTCTTGATGTAGACAACGCACAGCACCAGGCAGCTCTATTGTCAGGTGGTTGTAAAATTTACGACCCAGAGATTCACAAAATCAAAAAGCCAGCACTAGCCAAAGCCAAGAAGGTAAAGACCGATGAGGGCTAGGCCGTCATATATTGCACCTTGCCCGGGACCGAAAGAGAGCGGTAAAAACCACTCGATGCTTCACGCACTGAGGACAGGTGCAGGATTGGCATTTGATACGGTTACGAGCCTAGAGCGAGGCGTGAAAGCGTGGAGGTCATTACCTGAGTCCGACAGACATGCGGCGGCAAAAGCGGCAGGCATCGACGCAGAAAATCTCGAAATGGCAATTGATTCAATGGCAGAGGCACTACCACAAGCGCAGCAGCCGAAGACAAAGAAAACAAGCAAAGCAAAGGATTAATTTTTCCACAGGGCGCAAAATTGCGTCCAGTGTCCCATCCATCCGCGCAAGGGCGGCGGAGTAATCCGCCGCCCTTTTTCATTATGGCAAACAACGTCACAGCAGACCAGGCACTCGCGTTTAACGAGGCATACTCGCTATCGGGCGCATACGTCACGATTGAGGGCGAAAGCATCCGCGCAATCATTCCGTTTGAGCTGTCAGAGGCTCAGTCATTCGGCGACATGGGAGAGATGGAGTTTACCGGGGAAACAAATATAACCGTGCTGGCTGATGATCTTCCAACTATCGACGCAGAAAGCACCGTTTCGCTAGCTGGTGCAGAATACAGAATCACAGAACTGTCCCAAGAGGGAACTGTGGCAATTCGCCTCAATATAGAAAAACCGTAATGGCTGACCCACTAGCAAAACGCGTCGAAACGGTCATTGTCGGACTGATTGAGGCTCAACTGACATCCGCGCAAGTCGTTCAATTTGGCGACATTGAGCGAGCAGGGAAAACCTATATCGCGGTCAGGTGCAGCCAGAACGCGGAAGATCCGGCAGGAGCTGGTATATTCAACCTGTCGCTAGAGATAATGGCACACGGGCAGCATTCACAAGACGACATCGCTACCCTCGAGGCAATCTTTGATAATTGCTACGAATTTTCGAATGCGGTCAGAGTCGCAGCAAGTAGCTCATTTGTCGTTCCACAAGGCAAGGCTGTAGACGTGGATGGATCATCAAAAACCGGCGACGCACTAGATACTGAGTATCGCTACAATTTTTCAATTTACGCGCAGACGCAGGAAATATCCGACTCTGCATAACATACAAACAAATATCATGGCAACACCATCTTACATTCAAGCAGGCGGACACGTCAGAGGAATCACCTCTGCTGAGTCCGGAATCAACATCTCTAGCTTCAGCGAGAGCTTCAGCAACGAAAAGGCACTTATTCTCGACCGTTTCGGCGGCACTACCGGATTCGCTACGGACTTCGAC